TGCCGAGATCGTCGTCGTCGACCAGGGTCATGCCGGGGTCATCGGGTTCTACCAAGGCAGGCTCAACGGTGGCGAGAGCTCCTGCCACGAACGACGGCGAACCGATGGAGGTCGCCACCGACAGCACGGCCGACACTGCGGCGGTGATGAGCGCGGACGCCCAGGGCAGGGCGCGGAAACCGTCGACGGTGAGGACGCCGCCTGCGGTCACACCGAGCACGGCGACGAAAGTTTGCACGAACGTTTTTAGGGCACGCTCAGTGGCACCCTTCCAGAAGTCGGGCGACATCACTTGACCTTCTTCTCGATCGCGGATAGGCGGGACTCGAGTCGCTGGATACGGTTCCGGCACTCGAGGACATAGAACCAGACTGACCACAGGGCGTCCTTGGTCTTCCATGGCTTTCCTGTGACGGGGTTCTTGACGGTGGACAGGGCGTCGAGTTGGCGGCGTAAATTGCCTGACTGAGTCTGGACAACGCCGATGTCATAGTGGAGCTGTCGTTGGGTGGCGGTGATGAGCTCGGTCAGCTTCTTGATGTCGGACATGGATAGTTCTCCCTCGCTGAGTTCGGGTGTGTGTCCTTGCACAAGGTCCATAAATTGGCGCCAGGGGAACTGGTCGCCAGGATCGTCATGGTCGCTCTGGTGGAACGCGGCGGAGACGTCGGCATGGCCGCAGATGCCGGACATGCCGTCGCGGAGCTGCTCGGCGTTGAGTTTGCGGACGGGGATGTGGTGGCGACGGCAGATGTCGCGGGTCAGGTGGGCGGCACGTTCGACGGCGGGCCACACTTCCGGCGACAGCCACTGCGTCGTGGTGTAGGCGTGCGCCGGATTTTCGAACGACCCTTTGGAGCCACCATCGGAGCAGATCTCGATTCCGATGGAGCCGCTGTTTGGAGGGGCGTGGTAACCGACGGTGTTCTCGGGCAGACATTGGACCGTGGTCGCGATGTCGACGACGTAGTGGGCTGAGGCGGGGCGGGACGTAGACGCGAAGTAGTTGGCGGTCGAGACTGCGCGTCCGGCCTTCGACGCGGCGGGGAATCCCACGTCGGGGCAGGTGGAATGGATGACGATGCGGGAGACGGGGGCGTTGGTGTTGGGGCCATGGTGCGCGGCGGGAATGTATGTCATCGGGTTTCCTGAGTGTGGTGGAACATCGTGTCTTCGATTCGCTCGATTCGCTTTCCCAAAGATTCGTGAGCGTGGTCGGCTGATGCCTGGATGCGTTGGTCGGAGTCGGCGAGACGTCCGATGTCACGGGCCATTCCCCGCATGGTTCGGGCGTTATCACCTTGAGCGGCCTCGATCCGGTTGACGGCGTCGCGGAGACTTGAGCCGTGGTCGGGGTCCATCTCGCGCTGGACTTTGCGGTGGAGAGAGCCGATCTCGGTACGAGTTTTGGCACCTTGCACGATGGCGCCGATGAGGGCTCCGGCGGCAGTGATGAGGGCGGCGAGGGCGACGATCATGTCATCGAGCTGGTCGAGCGGGATCCATCTCATGTCAGGCATCCATTTGGACAGCGATCCACGAGACGGGCACTGACGTTGAGGCAGGCAAGGGATGACCGTCACCCATGAGCAGGCAGAGCCTCATGCTTGTGATCGTTACGTCGTAGCCGCGCGAAATGATCTTCTCGGAACCACCGGCTGCCGTCGCCACTGATGTGACGACGATGGGAGGCTTGCTGAACCGGCCAGATGGCAGGGGGACGGTGACCACTTGTGCGGTTCCGGGCGATGAGTTGGTTCTGATGGTGGTGACTCCGGCGGTGATAGCTCTGGCGATATGGTCGGCAGTGTCAGGATTCAACGCGTTGTTGACGTCGTCGGCGCTCAAGATCTCGCCGGTCTGGAATGTTTTGTGGGTGCTGCTCATTTCGTTGCGCTCCTGATGGTGGTGAGGGTGGTGGTCCAGTTGGTGGGGGTGAGAGAGTGGGCGACGGTCGCGACAATGAGGCGATGTGCTCTTCCGCGGATGACGATGGCGGTGGTGTCGAGGGGTTGGGGCGGGGTTTCCGCGGCGATCCAGTCGGTGCCTTTGACAGTGATGGACGAGACTGTCTCTCCTCTGACAGTGGATCGGGCCATGATGTCGGCGGCGACTGCTGGAAGGTCGGCGGTGTCTGATACCGAGACGTCAGCGGTTGCGGGGCGGATCCCCCAGTTGGAGATCGACGCCGTGTCTCGCCATGTCGAGGTTGTGGTTCCCACAGATTGTTGCCCGTCGTCACGTGCGATGAAGTGTTGTGACAGTTCGAGCTCGTTGACGATCTGGGATGTGCCTGCGGTGACGTCAGCGTCGAGGAATGACGGGTCGGCGGTGTCAGACCACACGGAGAACACTGCCTGGTTCGGGCTCCTGATTTCGCGGATGATCGCGGAGGCCACCTCAAGGTCTGGGCGGGGACACCAGAGGAATCCGCCGGTGGTGGCAGACCAGGTGAGGTGATCGGCGAGCGAGGCTTCGTCGAGGACGGCGCAGCACTCTCGCCGTGCGGATGTGAGAGTCGTTAGATCGTGGATCCACATAGTGGGTAGATTCACATCGAGGCTTTCCCAGATGAGATGGGTGAATCTGTCGATTGCTGGTTCTGTGTCGATCTGGCGGCCGTATCGGGTGATCCTGCGTGCGTGGGACACCCAGTCGGTGGCAGAGAGTGTGGAGGTTGATCCGCCGGCCTTGTGCCATGTGACGGTGACGTCGTCGATCCATCCGTTCCATAGTGGTGTCTGGTTGTGTCGGAGACGGATCGGGGTGCCGGGGCCGATGCCGATCGACAGCAGACCGGGCATATCGCGGAGGGTCGCCTCAAGGGTGCCGGTTTCCGCGGTCGGGGAGATCATGTCGGGGCGGGCTCCCATGACGGAGGAGATCGAGGTGCATTCCTCTGTGATGGACCACCATTCGGCGGGTGGTTCAGCCACGCCGAGCGTGCCAGCGTCGAGCGTGGAGCGGTCGAGTTCCAGTTCGGTGCCGCTCATCTGCTGGAGCGGTGCCGACCCGAGTGGGGTCAGGTCGAGGCGGAACGCGCGCGATGTTGGGTCTTGAATCCATACCTCGAGGACGATGTCGTTGATCCACGTGTTCACGCGATCGCCACCCCTCGGCGTTGGGCGTCGCGGATGGCCTGGACGATTATGCGTCCCACTGCTGGGGTTGGGTCGAGACACTGAACGTTGACGGTGATGGACCCGGCGCCATGACCCGATGGGGAGAACGACAGGTCTACGGCATCGGGGGTGGCGTTGGCGGTGACGGTGTCGGCCAGGCTGGTGGCGGCGTGGGCGAGGGTGTCGGTGCGGTCCTTGAGTCCCAGCACCATGCCTTGGACGGTTTGGACGCCGATGGTGCGGAACACCCTCGAGGGGGAATGGATGCCGAGGGCACCTTTCGCGGCGTTGATGGCGGAGCCGACCACGTTGCGGGCGGCTGAGACGAGACGCCCGGCCGAGTTGCGGACGCCGCTGACCATGCCGCTGATGATGTTGCGACCGATGGAGGCAGTGCGGGAGCCGATACTGCCCATGCCCGCCACGATCCTGCCTGGGAGGCTGCGGACGTACGAGACGAGGGAGGATGTGCCTCGGCTCGTCGCGGACCGCGCAGCGGACCAGGCGCGCCCGAACGATCCTGCGAGGCGGGAGCCTAGGGATGCTAGCGCGGAGACGGCACGGCTTGGCAGGCTGCGAATGAAGGAGACGACGGCGGATGTGCCTCGGCTGGTCGTGTTGCGGGCCGAGGTCCAGGCGCGCCCGAACGATCCTGTCAGGTTGGATGCCCATCGTTTCACGGCGCCGATTACGGAGGTGAGGACGGCGACCACTGATCGCATGACCGCCATGATGGCTCTACCCATCGCCGAGGCGGCAGCCTTGACGGCGTTCCAGGCTCCGGTCACGACGGCCCGGAACGTGGCCGATTTTTTCCAGGCGATGACGAGGCCGGCTCCCAGGGCGGCGAGGGCGATGACGACCAGGCCGATCGGGTTGGCGGACATGGCAGCGTTAAGCGCCCACTGCGCGCCGGCCATGGCGAGCTGGCCGGCGCGCACGACCCCGGCGACAGCGACGTGGGCCAGCATGACGGCCTTCTGTGCGACCCAGGAGGCGGCCTGGGCGGTGTTGGATGCGATGACACGGGCACCAGCGGCGATGTCCTGACCCATGAGGACAATCCGAGTGCGCAGCGCGCCAAGAAGTCCGGCCTGGGTCGCCAACAGTCCCCGCTCGGCGGTGATCTGCCCATACGTTCCGTACACGTAGGCCTGCTGGATCGCCTTGACTGTTGCCGTGACAGCGGCATATCCGGCCTGTGCAGTCTTGACGAGCGCAAGGGTGGCCGTGTAGGTCTTCGCGGCTGCGGCGAGGGTGAGGAACGGGGCAGCAACCGCAGCGACGGCGGTGCGGTGCCGGTTGAGCCAGCTGATCGTCGCAGACAGAGCCGGGATTAGGGAGCCGGTGATGAATCCGGCAACCCGCGACAGTGTTGACAGGGATGCGTCCCAGGCGGTGCGCATGGCAGCACCGGCGGCCGCGAGTCTCGAGGTCCAGGGGCCGAGGTTGACGGTGGGGGTTTTGCCCTGCATCCCTGCCATGACGGCCGACCATGCCTGACCTGCGATGCGGAGTGCCGGGGCGATTTTTCCGATCGCGCGGGTCGCGATCGCCATGGCTGGACCGACCTGGTTGGATGCCCACGCGGTGACCTTCGTCGCCACTGGTAGCAGTCTCATACCGAGTTCTGCGGTCAAGTTGCCGAGGCGGGCCTTGAGGACCTGCTGTTGATGCTGTAGTGTGTTGGTCTCACGGGCAAAGTTTCCGTGGGCGTCGGCGGTTTGCTTCATGATGAGCGACAGGGTCGCGGCCTGATTCGCTTCGGCCGAGAGCGTCCCGCCGACTTTGTGGAATCCGAGGCGTGCGGCTTCGGCGTCGATCGCTGCCTGATTCAGCGAGACTCCGTAGCGCTCGATCGGGTCACGCTCGCCCTTGAGGGCTGAGGAGAGCGCTTCGACGGCTTCGCGGGTCGTGCCGCCGAACATCGACGACAGGTCTGCTCCCAGATGGATCAGGTTGTTGGTCTTGGGGCCGAGCTGGTCCATGGCTGTGCCGCCGTTTTTGAGCTGGGTCCCGATGAGGGTTCCCAGCTCGTTGAACTCGTTGCGGGTCAGCCCGACCGAGGTCGCGGCCCCGGCTGCCCACGTGTGCATCTGCCCAGCGTTCTTGCCGAAGACGGTGTCAATGGCACCGATTGACTGCTCGAGATCACCGGCGGCATCGATAGCCTTCTTGCCGAGGGTGACCCCGGCCGCAGCGCCGGCGATCGATGCAGTCTTGGCCAGCGACAAGAGAGCTGCCCCGGTGCGTTTCGCGGTCGAGGCGAGTTTCGACATGCCGGTCTCTCGTCCTAGGGAGGCCATAGAGCGACGGAACTTCGAGGTGTCGGCGAGGACGGAGATGTTAATCGTCTGTCCTGCCATGTCATTGCCTTTCGTCGTGGATCTGATCGAGGATTGCTGCTTCCTCGTCAGGGGTTAATAGGTCGAGCTGCCAAGGGGGGATGTGAGCGTGAATACTGAGGATTGCGGCCCGCTGGAGGCGGGCCTGGGTCATTCCGGGTCCGGCTCGCTGGTGGTGGCTGGGAGGGCGTCGAGGAGTGCGGTGATGGCCTCGGAGCGCTGCTGCTCGGTTCCGGTGGTGACGGTATCGGCGGCGGTGAGGATACGGTCGGATTCTTCTTGGTTGAGGGCCTCGGCGTCTTCCCAGGTGATGGGGTGTCCGAGGCGTCGGGCGGCGGCCTGGAGCATGCCGATGCCCAAGCCGATGGGGTCGTCGTCAGGGGAGGAGATACCGAGGCGGCGCATGATCGCATGAATTTCGCCGTTGGTCATCTTCGCTTCGAAGGACATTTAGGGCCTCACTTCAGGTTGTTGTGTTTAAGGATGTGGTCAATGCCGTCGTCGAGCTGGTGGAACACCTGGGTGCGGGTGGCGGCGAGAGCGTTGATAAGGAAGGGTTTGGGGCGGATGTGGTGGGCGGGCCAGCCGTAGTGCTGGACGGGCCCGTATTTGGCTGCGCGGCCTCCGGCGCGGACCACAGCCTTGGTCTTGCCGTGGCCCGCGCGCAGTGATCTCGCCAGTGCCCCCCTGCGGTGAGGGGTGCGTGGCTGGGCGGCATGAACGACGGTCATGCCGATGGAGTGCATGAGCGTTTTCATGTCGGCGGTGTCGGCGCCGGCTTTGGAGAGGGCCCGCATTGTGGCGGCGAGCCCTTCGGTGCGCAGCCGGATTCCCCCGCTGGTGAGATCGATGTCGGTGGTCATGCGCCCGGCAGCTCGGGTTTGGTGGTCTTGACCAGGGCCCCGTCGACGTCCATCTCGATTTCGAATGTGGCGCGCTTGCCCGAGGCTGCCTTATCCGACAGTTTCGGGGGCAGCGAAATGCGCAGCCCTCCGGTGAAGTGCGGCTGGGTGGTGGTGGGCGTGTCGTTGCCGTGCGGGGCAACGATGAACGTCGCGTCATCGCCGGCGTGGTCGAAACAGAACATCCAGAATGATGCCGGGTCGGTGGACTGGATGGCGGTGACGGTCAGCTTCCAGGCGGCGATCGCGCCTCCAGCGACCTCGGCGAATGTGAGATCGTCGTCGTCGGCCTTCTCGGGGGCGAGCTCCCACTCGAGAACGTCCTGCTTGTATTCGGTTTGTCCGATCTTGAGGGAGAGGGCCTTGCCCTTGAGCCCTGGCGATGCGGTGAGAGTAGCCATGGTCATGTCCTTTCGGTGTAGGTGGCGAGGTTGGCGGTGAGGGCTGGGAACGCCTGGGTGTCGCTGACGACGAGGGTGTGAGGTTGAGAGATGGATGTGAGCTCGACATCCGGGATGAGGTTGAGGAGGGCCTGGGCGGCCGCGTCGAGGCGGTTGTTGACGGCGGTCGATGGTCCGGCCTCGACCACGACGCGCACGGTCCAGGCGACTTTGATGTCGGCCATGGTGTGGTCGTCGTCGGTGAGGTCGATCCAGGGATCACCGGGGGCGATCGTGACGGCGGGGGGCCTGATCTGCTCGGGCTCGACGGCGTGGATCGTCATGTCGGGGAACGCCTCGGCAAGGACGTCGCGGAGGCGGGTGCGGGCGCTGGTCAGATCGGTCATGCGATCACCGGGGCCATCCAGGGACGGAGGAGTGGCAGGGCTGGTGTGATCGGGTCGCGGGCGAGGCGGACGGGGGTGGCGGCGTCTCCCCATGCGTTGACCACGCCTCCTGGTGCGTCGCGGCGTCGCCACAACTCGGCGGCGACGATGACCTCAGCCTGACTCAGGATGCTGGCTGGAACGTCGTCGAGGTTGCCGCCGAGAGTTTGGTTGACAAGCTGCGTCGCGGCGTCGATGACCGGGCCCGCGTCCTGGTCAGGCAGGCTGGGAGAGCCCAGATAGTCGGCGAGGTTATGGGCGGTGATCACGGTCAGGCCTCGGTGATCGGCAGGATCAAGTCGGGGCGCTCGATGCAGACCGCCGACAGTTGGTGGAGGGACCACTGCCCGGTCAGGTTGATGACGTTGGTGTCCTGGAGCTGGATGACGCCGTTGGTGCGGATGGAGATCGCGTCGCGGGCGTAGAACGTGGCGGTGTTGCCGTCGGCTCCGTGCATGAGCGAAACGCGGATCGGGCCGAGCTCGCCCGAGAGGCCATCGATCACGCCGACCTGATTGACGCCCTGACCGTAGGTCGTCATAACGTAGCCACCCTTGCCGTCCTTGAGCTTGCGGAGGGTCTTGAACAGGGCGGGGGCGGCGAGCATTCCGTCAACGGGGAGGCCGGTGTTGAGGTAGGCGATTTGGGCGTCGACGATGGCGTCAGACCAGGCGTCGGGGGAGGTCGGATCGGCGACGACGATCTTGGAGGTCTTCGCGCGGTCGGCGATGGTGGATGTCAGGGCGGCGACGACGCGCTGGGCTCGAGCCTTGCCGATTTCGACGGCCATGGCCTCGAGCATCGTGTCGAGCTCGGGGACTTCCATGCGCTGCACGGTGACCAGGTCGAGCTCGGTCCAGCCGCCGAGAACCTCGATCGGGGAGGACTTGACCTCGAAGGCGACTTTGGAGGGTCCGGGGAGGTCGGCACCAGGGGCGGCCTGCTTGCCGACCTTGACCTGGGTGTCCTTGATCTGAAGGAAGGGCACGCTCATGCCGGTGGAGGGAAGCGCGGCTGTCTTGAACAGGGAGGCGGTGGGGTTAGCAGTGTCAACCACTCGCACGAGTGATTCGATGCCGGTGGGGATGGTGGCCGGGATGTCGGCGAGGGTCGCGCCCTGGTATTCCCTCGCCTGCCAACGGTTTGCGGCCTCGATGGTGGCGGCGTCTCCGCTGACGATGTCTTTAAGGACCTGCCCGGCCGATCGGGTGTCGGTGGGGGCGGGGGTGGTGCGGGTGTCGATGGTTTCGAGGCGGCGGGACAGCTCGTCGAGGTCGGCGCGGGTGGCCAGGTCGTCGAGGTCGGCGCGGGTGAGAGTGTCGGGGGCGGGCTCGCCCATGATTTCCTCCTGGTGGCGGTGTTCGGTGATTTGTGCGGTCGGGTAGGCGGGGAAAGGCACGATTGAGGCCTCGCGGATGATGGTGTCGGTGCGGGTGATGAGGGTTCCGTCGGCGTCGCGGGTCTCGTCGGCGGCGACGGGCTCGAACCCGATCGACATGCGGTCGAGTACGCCGTCACGGATGAGGGTCAGGGTGTCGTCGCCGGTGGCAGTCGCCGAGATATGCCCGGTGACGTGTAGGCCGTCGTCGCGGTCGTCGAGGGCGGTGATGCGGCCGATCGGGGTCCTGTGGTCGCGGAACAACATGGGCGGCTGGTCGGGGTCGATGCGTACCGAGCCGGGGGCGAACTGTTCTCGCAGCCCAGGGAACAGGGTGGTGGGCGTGTTCCAGGGCACGACGCGTCCGGTGAACGTGCGAATGTCGTCGGGTTGGGTGTCGGTGCGGGTGTCGAGGATGACGGCACGAGTCTCAATGTCAGACATTCGCGTCCTCCTGGGTAGTGGCGTGGGTGATGGGTTCGAGGCCTTCGATGCGGCGCACCTCGTCGATGGTGAGGAATCCTGAGTCCAGGGCGACCTTGTGGGCCTGGTAGCGGGTCAGGGTGTCGGGTCTCAGGATCGCGTCGAGGTTGAATCGGGCGGTGTTGCCGTGGGGAAGCAGCCAGGAGACGGCTGCCTCGATCTCACGCAGGTAGGCCATGAG